TTATATGATGTGTATCCACTTGATGTAGTTACAACATCATATAATACTTGTGTTGTAACATCAGAAGAAACCGTTAATCCCGAGAATGTGTATGTTATAGGTAATAACAAATATTTGTCACCAGAATCGTCATATGGACCATTATGTATATAATTCTTTGTCATTCCTTGTAATGGTTGTACTTCAACACTCGAATACTGCCATGATTGGTCATTGTACTGTGTTGAATTATATAATCCAAATCCAGTTCCCTTTTTATCCCATAAAAAGAACGGAACTTTTTGTGATGATTCTGTTAATCTACCTTGAACCGTATTACCACTATAATCAAGGTGAGTACCTTCATTAATACATGACCTAACCCTATCCCCACCTGATTTCAAATCAAATGTAATTGGTAATGGACCATAAACAGATGTTCCATTTTTAAACACGTCAGGATATATATCAGGGTCCAATGTTTGGTATGAATATCCCAAGTATTTTTGATTTTGTAAATCAAAACCTTCAATACCAACTTCATTGTTTATTGAAATTAATTGTAAAATGTCACCATTAAGTGGATATGTTGTGTATGAAAATCCTCCATTTGCAAAGAAACCATTTAAATCAAAATCCGCATTTCCAACATCCATTCTATAGTTAATTGCCAATCCTAACAATTCACCAAAGTTTTGAAAAGATGTTGGTCCAATAGTTCTGACTACCGAACAGTTAGGGTCTAATTTAGGGTCAGTACAAATTTCCTTAATGAATTCATCTCTTGGTCCTAAATCAACTAAAGTTGTTGGTCTACCAAGTACTTTGTTGTACGATTTTGTAATCCCCCAACTACTTTCACTATTGTATATTGCCGACCTGTAATAGAATTTTTCTTGTGTTGTTGAATATTTTACAATACTATCACAAAATGTATCAGTTGCCGTACCATAAGCTTTAAATAAGAAGAAATATAATGAACCTGATAACCAGTTATCAATAAATGAATAATTTACAATTCCCCCACAGAACATTTTACCCATTCTTTTTCTTCTTCTATATTCTTTCAATAATGCGTAAATTCTTGATGTAGTTAATGTGCCGGGAATTATGTAAAAAACACCATTAGAAAATTCACTTTGCCCTGAAGGTGTAAATGGACTAAATGTTCTACCATCATATGAAGTAACTAATGGATAATTCGTATCATCAGATAAATTTGTCGAAGTAACATCAGCACCTGGCGTGTATGTACTTGATGGTGTTCTACCTGTTCCAATATAATATAATCTTACTAATGATTCATCATATGGTATATCATATAAATCACACCCGCTTTCAATTGCGGTTGTTGTACTTGATGATGTTGATGTGTGATTTTCATCTCTAATTACTAATGTGTATGTACTACTTTCAACAAAAAAACCGTCCGTATCATTAAACGTATAACCACTTGTCCCTGAATCATACGCAAATTGTCCTGACGATATTGGTATGTTTATGGTACCATTTGTTAAAAAATAAGAAGTTTGTCTTGTTACAAAATCGGTAGTATTAGTTATTGGCGTGGCAGTTGCGGAACATAATCCGTTATCGGGGACACTAAATGCAAAATTTGATGCAGTTAAAAGACGATTGTTCTGATCATCACTACCAACAATCTCCACAGTTCCAACCTGACAATAAGTTAGAGTCACCCCTTGTGCACCTTGAGTACCAAATGAGTTAGTACCATTACATTCAACACATTCAGGATAATTTATCAAATAATACGCTCTTTGGGTACTATCTTGAAAACTATACGCAAATCTTCTAATTAAAGTTGCTAAACTTCTTATTGGGTAAAAATCAACTGCGTCTGCAAATGCAAAAAATACAAAAGCTAAAACATTAAAAAATGTTAATGTTACCAAGTTTATTAATTGTTCAAAGAACAATAATACTTCAGCAATTAATAATGTGAATGAATAGTTTTTAACACCAAAGTTAACCGGTGGAGTTACAACATCAGATGCACAATCTTCTTCTTTAGGTGGAACAATTTCTTTAATTCCTAAAAATTTATCACCCGAAAATGTATCTCCACTAAAATATGTATTTTGAAATGATGAAACTGTATATACTTTGTTATAATTTAATTTATAAAAATAATCTCTTGGGTTATATTCACCATTTTCAGTATAAAAAATACCTCTATCTGAATTATTCGTTAACGCTAATGTAGGATAATCATCCCAATTAGTGGAAAACGCATATGATTTTTCAGATTCAGTTGTCCCACTATATTCTCTAATATTAGGAACAAGATAATATGCGTTTTTAATTTCAGTATCATTACCCTGATTATCTAATGACAATCTAAAACGTTGACATGCCGATGTTGGGACACCTTTGTTCTTATCATTTGTTACTTCTAAATCCCCAAACTCATTTGTGTAAACATAATCCATATTCATAGGAATCGGCATCACAAATGAACCGTCTTCAGGAATATCTTCATTAATTTTTACTTGTTCTAATATTGGTCGATTGTCACTATCTTTCACTGGTGTAAATCTTATTGATTCGATTTTACCAGTTTGCGTCCTTAAATCACATTTTCTACCCATATGGGCAGGTAATTGACAAAAAGTATTTACTGAATGTTTTTGTGGGTCTGTATATGTTCCACCGATTAAGAATGCCTTTGGTTCAACCTTAACACCAATTTCAGATAAATCAAAATCTACCCTTGAGATTCCTAATTCACAAAAATCTTCATTACCCCAAAATGGGTAAACCTCAATAGTTTTATTGAATGATTTAATTTGTGGTAAAGAGTCTAAATCTTCAGATGCCTTGAATTCATAAGTGTTTTTAAACATTTCATCACCAAGACCCAATCTTGATAAGTCGTATGGTCTTAATGAAAAACATCCCATATCTGACATGTCAACATCTATATGAATGATTTGTTGTCCTAATGGTACCCCCCAAATCATAAAGTCACCCGCGTCGTTTGTTTTTACGGTATATGAATAATATGTTTCATATACTTCCAAATATTCTTCTCTTGTTAAAATTTCTGTTTGGTCGTAGAACGTACCTGTCGGTTCGTGACCTCCGTGTTGTTTTCTTGATGGTAGTAGATTATATCTATAACCATTAATATTAGTATCAGAAACTGTTTTATATGGATATAATGTCGATATTACGGGGTCATCTTCATGTTCTGCGGTTAAAGGTACAAATATCGATACTTTAGCATTTGGAATACCTAAACCATTATTAACCGATACTCTACCGCAAACAACACCATAATCAGAACAAAACGATGAATACGCTTGTTCTTGGTCAAATCTTAAGGATAAAATCTCCAATAGGTCATAGTCCTGTTTTAACTCAACAGTCACCTTTTGGTCCTTACCAATATTTGTCGAAATTCTATGTTTTTGCATAAGTCTTATAATAAATAGAAAGCATACGATTTTCTATTATTATAACGAAAAAACATTTTAATATGTAGTCGTTCCTAAAGATTTAGTTCTCACTTTAATGTCCACATTTGGGAATCTAATTTGAAAAATTTGATTAGATTTCATGAAAACTGTCATATCCGATTGTAAAATTTCTTTCGTTGTTGGATTCTTATATGTTTGTGCAGTTTCTGCACTTGAATATTGTCCACCTGTCTTATTGAAAACTCTTATATCGATTACGTTTGCAACACCACCAACTGTACCAATTTCTCTCATTAAATCTCCAACAAATAATGGATCACCCATTTTACGTTTCTCAATTGCAAAGAATTTAGTTGTGCTTTCGATTGTATCTTTAACAACATCATTAGGATTTTCATTTTTATCAATAATCAAATCAATCTCTAATGATAAGTCGATAACCTCACCACTTTGGATATCAATGTAATCATTAATCATTCTATATTCTGAAAGATATTCTATAATATTGTTTTTTAATGTATTAGAAACATTATCAATTAAATTACCTCTATCATCATATGATAATATTTTTATTTTGACTTTGTTATCTTCTTCCATCACATTAACCTTCGCAGCCGCACCAAATGTTGCTGGCATATTTTCGATTAATGATTTATAGTCATTTAATGTTACCGCTCTGTTTTGTGCCGCAAAATTATATGCAATCATGTTTCTCAACTCTTCTATTGTTGGTTGGTCAGCACCACCAATTGCGGGTGTTATATTACTTACACGGATAGATTGTAATACTTGTGAATTAATGTTTGAATTTGGACCATTTACGTCAAATTCTACGGTATCTACACTTGTAATAACATTCGTACCTAAATTCGTATTTTTACCCCCACCAACACGATATTTCACAAATATTGTAGAGTTAGCCTTTGGTACTGCACCTAATGACATATTATTTAGATACGTTGCCAAATTTACTTTTAACGCACCTGTCATATATTCATCTAAATTATCTAATGGGTCAACCGTTCCTGAACCAAATGTCAACGATAGGTAACCTTCAG